GTCCATTTGCATCAATTTCAATCTTAGCTGGCTTGACAATCATGAGACGGTTTGTTTGAACGAATTGTTTGAAGGAGTTGTAGTCATTCCAGAAAGAACGCTCCATTTCACTGGTAGCCTCTTCTGCATGATAGCGTGCGCTCTCTTCTATGTAATATGGGTCGTACAGTTCGTTTAATTGTTCTGGAGTCAGCGAATCTATCAACTTTTGAGCTTTGACTTTACCGATACCCGAAAAACAGTCACTGGCTTGCATGAGAGTTGGCAGATCAACGCCAGCCTTGATGCGTTTCATGTTCTCCAGGATGATGTTGGCTGTACCATCTGCAAAAGTTTCAATCTCACATATCTCATCAAATGTTATATTGAGAATTGATAAGATAGTGCGATAACCAGCATCGAATAGCTTATTGAACATTTCCTCGCCCATATTCTCTACGCCACAAACGGTAAAGAAGAAGATGTTTTTGGCAAGTCGAATGCCCCAGCAGTTCGGATTAGTACACATAAGCTCTTTGTGTGTAGAGTTCCATGCTGTAGGTGAGCCACAATGGGGACATTCTGCCATATCATCCCAAAGCTCATGTTGTTCTTCATCTGAGGCAGGGGTGAGTGTCTGGAGGATTTTAGGAATTACACCTCCAGAACGTGTTACCAAGATTTTGGCTCCAGGTGCAATTCCCATGTCGGCAATCCATGAAGCGTTATACCCAGTAGGATTTTCCATCTGACAATCACCAGTATCAACCACTTCAATGTTGACTACTGGCTTGAGGGCTCCAGATTTACTCACCTTCCAGGCAATATCCTTAACAGTTGTTTCAAATGATTCTGTGAAATCTGGGTGTTTGTATGCTATGGCGTATAGAGGATTTCCAGTTGTGCTGTGCCTGCCAATCTTCTCCCATAGTGAGGTATTGTTAATATAGATCACAAGGCCATCAATATAATACTGCTTACGCCATTCTTTATAGAGTGACAGCAGATATTCTTCTGTTAATTCTTCAACCTTGCATACGTTATATAGTGGCTCCTGGTCGTATGTGCGTGCGAGATATGTATAAAGATCAACATAGTTCTCAAATTGTTGAAGTGAATGGGGGTCTGTGCCATAGCGATAGAAATCCACATAAAGTAGTTGTTTGATAGGAATGTCACGATTCAGCATTCCTGCTGCGGTGTTGCGAGGAGATTTGTATTTTTCACCAGTATCTTCGTTGATCCGACCAGCAAAGAAGTTGTTCCATGCTACACAGCTAAACACAAACTCTCCAAATGTGTACATACATTTTGAAGAATCCCTTTTGATGTTTGCGGTTTCAATGTGAGCCTTACAGTTCTGTCCTTCATTGTCAGCTCCACCACGAGAATAAGCCATTCCAGTTTGCTCATTAACCAATAAAGAAAGACCATCGAATTTTGGGGTAATAACAATCTGCTGTGTATGGTTTAGCGCAAATTGATTATACCATGCCATAATTTCATGTACAGATTTTGCTTTGTTGAGCGACTTCATTGGGATTGGCAAAGAAACTTTTCTACTTTCTCCAACTGGAGCTGGCTCTGTCTGAAAGAACCAATCATTAAAAGGATCAAGCTCTCTCAGTTTTTCTACTTCTGCGTCATACTCTGCGTCTGAAACTTCTGGAGAGCCTTGACGATATGCTTTATTGAGGCGTGCGATTCTTTCAGCCAAAACCTCTATTTCGTTAATTGTAGCCATTGTTTTGAGTTTAATAGAGGCGTGAAATTCACGCCTCTGTTTGTTGTTAGTTTGTACCAGTATGACCGAAGCCGCCATCACCACGCTCTGTATCATCCAGCGAGTCTACGAGCTCAAGCTCAGCTTGCTCGCACTTGGCGATTACCATTTGTGCGATACGTTCACCAGGATTAACCTGGAATGCTTGATGAGAATGGTTGATGAGAATGATGCCGATATTACCTCTGTAGTCAGCATCAATAGTTCCAGGAGTGTTTAGCACGGTAATGCCATGCTTCAATGCAAGGCCAGAACGAGGGCGTATCTGAGCTTCATATCCAGCAGGAATAGCCATATACAGACCAGTAGGAAACAGCTTACTTTCACCAGGAGTTAAAAGATATGGTTCACTAATGTCAGCACGTAGATCCATACCAGCTGAGTTTGGAGTTTCATAATTAGGCAGTTTGTTCTGCGACTTGTTGATAACCTTAATTTTCATTGTTTTGTGATTTGAGAATTTCTGATGTGGAAGTTAGACTGCCATGTTTCATGTTATACTTCATACCAACACGGCTCATGTTTTTTGTTTTATAGTATTTCCTTTCCACTCCGCACAGCTGGTCGTACTCTTCCAGACGTAATGTGCCAAGATCTTCCAGTGTAACTTCAATCTCATCGCTCAGATGACGAAAATATAAGCCTCTGGCCGATATGGTCACACCAGTACAAGCGTAATGTATAGATTGTGTTGTAGCACCCAGTGTAATAGCTGCTGCTCGTGTGGACTGAAATATGCCGACTAATCGTTTGAGTGGATTAAATACAAGAATTTTGATGGAACTTTGATTATTTACTTTCCTCATTAGACTCTATCTTTTCTGTTGGCCCAACCTTAAAATTAAGGCGTTCAACACCTTTATTTAATATATATGAGTCAGACACTGCAAAGCCTTCTGTGAAAATTTCGTGAATACGATCGCACATAAAGGCCATGAAGTTTTGTTCAACAAACGATAGAAAGAGGTATGTAAATGTACCGTCAATTAAAATATGTCCTTCACTATTGGTCACAAAACATTTATCCAATGGCACTCCATAGGATGTTAGAAGCCGTTCTATCTGCCATTCACACTTTGTGAGGAAGTCGGCTACACCAACAGTAAGTTTCTTTGATTGAATATATGCGCTGGCATCAAAATACATGATACCATCATCACTTTGTCTCCCATAGAGCAAATCTGGGAATTCTGGAAATGCGTGCTCAGTACAAGTAATATTCAAAGGCTTTCCAGAGACCTTAATAGACATTACTGTAAATCGTAAGATGTTTGCTTTTGCTGCTGAATTTCAGCTGGCCAAAGAATTGCTTCTGCCTTATCGAATTTGATGTCACGAATCACATAATCATACATCTTGTATGCCTGGGCAATCTTGGAAGCAGCATCTGTGTTAGAAGAAGCTGGGGTGAAGATTGTATCAGTGGTCTTAACCTCCTTGCCGCTCTTCTCATCAATTGTGGTAGTAAACAGCTTGACGCTGTAAAGACCAACACCAGAATCTTCTGATTCCTCAAAGAAGTTGCAGACCATGCCTTCCAGGAGTGTGTCATCGTGTGACAGCACGTCATTGAAAAGAAGTTCTGAAATCTTCGTTTTGATGATTTCGATCTTCACGTCAGCATACTTAGTACGATTGTACTCTTCAACAAGAGCATAGGCAACTTTTTCAGCCTCAGTGTAGTTCGCTGCATACACAAGCTCTTCTGTTTTAACTTTCTGGAGAGAGCCATCTGCTTTTTCTGTGACCCAATCCGTCTTGATGCGATAATAATTGAATGAATTTTTCATACCGATAATTGTTTTATGGTTTATGAATCGGGTGCAAAATTAGTAATAATTCTTAATATACACAACGAAATTTGTGTTTTTAACATAATATTTAACACTTTGCTATTGATTATAAGGGAGTTATAAGAATAGCGAAATTCCAATTTTTAACATTTTGAAATTTCATTCGCATATCTTATAAGAAATGAATAGTAAGAGGCTCTACAAACGCTTGAAAGCCAGCGAATCTATTCTTTCAAAAATTTATATAACAATGAGTACAGTTACTACAAACGAACAAAATTTCGATATAGAGCTACTGGAGAGTATTTTCCGCACAAGCAAGAAAACCATCCAGGAGTATGTGCGAGAGATTGAGCGTTATTGCCGCTTCAAATCTATTCAGCACGCTGTAGTTGATGGCTCCTACCTGGATGACCGTGGTAGGCTCATTGACTTATATGACGCTTGCGTCCAGCAGGACGCTCATTTGGCATCTGTTTTGGAGACTCTTGAGTCACAGATTGTTGGTGAGCGTTATATGCTTGCTAAGATCAATGAGAAGGGTAAATATGTTAAAGACGTTGAAGAAACCAAGAAAATCCAGGGATCTCAATTTATCAAAATCATTCGTGGTATTGTTGAATCCAAGCTGTATGGCTATACTGGTATAGAGATCCTTCCAGACATTAACGAGCGCACTGGTAAGCTAAAAACAGTCAATATTATTGAGAGGCGCAATATCCTTCCAGATCAAAAACGTATTGTGCGTAGACAAAGTACATGGTCTCCTGGCTGGAATTTTGATGACTTACAATACCAGGACAATTATATCCTCATCAATTCTGGCACTCTGGGCCTTTTTTCATCTACGACCCCTTTGATTCTCGCAAAGAAGTTTACGATGGCTAACTATGTCAACTTCTCACATACCTATGGCCAACCGATTATTCATGGAAAGATGGATTCGGACGTAGATGCAGACAGAAAGCGTTTTGCTAATGATATTTCCAGTGCTGCACAGAATAAGGTTATTGTAACTGGCCTCCAGGATGAGGTGGACATTAAGACATTCACCATGTCTAACTCTGAGAAAATCTTTACTGGTCTAATTGAGCTGGTAAATAAAGAGGTATCGAATCTGGTTCTTGGCTCTTCTTCAATGGCTGGTGAAACTCAGTCTTATGTAGGCTCTACCAAGGCTCACCAAGACGTATTCCGTGACCGTGTTGAGGTATATCGTGAATATATTGAGAATGTCATGAATGAGGAGATTCTACCTCGTTTGGTTAAAATGGGTTACATTAAACCTGGTCTTGAGTTCAAATATGCAAAGCGTCTGGAAATGTCTGATAAAGATCAGATTGAGCTTTATACTTTCTTAACTGAGCGATACGAGATTGCTGCTGATGAGATTGAAAAAACCTTTGGTGTAGTTGTTGGTAAGCAGCTTAACTTGGAAGGTAAGAATGGTGGCACTCCTGGCGGTGAGGGCGGCAATATGGTGATGTCTGATGAAGAGTATTACAGACGCTATGGTCATCATAGAAATGCTGTAAATTTTCTTCGGGAGA